GTCAGCACGAAGCATCGACTCGTTCTCCGCAATTACCGACGCGAGCGCCACTAGTTTTTTGCCGAACTGCCAGCAAGAGCCTTTGCAGCAATGGCGAATACATCTTCGATAGGCGTTGAGCCGCCGCCGAGAGCGTCCACGACTTCGTCCATGTTCTCAATCGCGTTGTTGTAGTAATCGAAAACCGCCATGAATTTTTCTTCGTTGGACGCTTCTTCATCGGCTGCAAGTCGCTGCATTTCCACAGCCTGCCGCACGCCGTCCCATGACTTCAAATAGACGCTATTAACCTTGATTTTGATTCCGTCGATTTCCACGACGTTTTGAGGTTTACGCGCAGCCATGATTAGCTAGTCGCGCCAGTCGTGAAAGCCGTGTACTCGTAGCAGGTAACGCCGTCCGCGTCGGCGAGGTTGTTGAACGTGAGCTGACGGCCATCGACCTGCGTGCCGTCCATCGTCATCTCGCCGCGCTCGGAGAGCTGCGACTTCTGGCAGAAACGCTTCACGATTCCAGTGCGCGGAACCGTCTCGATTACGATGTGCACAGGCTCCATCGTCTTGCCGTGGTGCTTGGCGGTGAGGTTGCCAGAACCGTCAACCGTCACCATGTCATCGCCCCAGATGAGTTTCGCAACGTCGGCGTTGCACTGGATGGGCGTGAAGCTGATCTGCTCGGTGTACTCGGTGCGGGTGTTGTAGACCTCTGTGCGGCCTTCCCAGGCGTAGATGGACTGGGTGTTGCCAGACTCGGAGATTTGCACGCCAGCGTCAGACGTGAAGCCGAGCAGCGCGAAGTCAGCGCCAAGAGCCGTGGTTGCATCAGTGGGCAGCGTTGCGGTAGTCGGAGCGACGAAGATCGCGCCAGTCGCAGCAGCAGCACCAACTGTAACCTGTTCGGCGTTCATAGTAGCCATAGAAAGCTACCCCCTTCTTTAGTTGTTTGATTGCTTTAGATGACGAGCTGGCAAGCCACGTCGAAAACGACTTGATAGCGTGGCTGCATCGAATCCTCGTCATAGAATTTGTAAGGGCCGCTGTTGACCCTCATGGAGTGGACACCTTGCGGAAGGTTGCCGACGAGCGCCACCATCCTGATTGCGCTTGCATCTTCTTCGGCTTCGGCCTGCGTCTGCGCCCACGTTTGGATTGCTATCGTCGGATAGTCCACCATGTCGGCAACGTTGCCGCCCGTGCGCTCGACGGTGACGAAGCGTTGCGGCCTGTCTTTAGGCACGCGAACGTATGCGTCATAGTTCATGTCCACAAGCCAATTGCGCACTGCTTCTTCGATTGAGTAGACGTTAGCCATAAATTACCCCTTCGCTTTCAGCAGTGTGTTGTGCTTCTGGTTGTCCACCATCGCGGCATAGTTAGCCGTGTACACGATGCCGTATGTGGCGTGTCTGCCAGTCTGCACGCTGCTTTCATAGACAGCAGCCGTGTTGCCTTTCAACTCGCCAGCTTTGCGGTCGTAGTAGCGGCCTGTCCTGAACCCGCCGCCGATGGCGTTCGCTTGGCTGCAAATCTGCCGCGTCTTTTCCTCGATGCCGCGTTTGGTTTCTGGTGACGTTCCTATTGCGTGTCCTAGCTTCTGCTTGTTCCACTTGATGTTCGTCAGCTTGTCAGCCATAGCACACTTCCACTTCAACTGGCATATGCCATTGCGTAGGCGTGTTCTCGTCTTGGTACGGCTTCGGGTCACCGATAACGTTATAGGTGCCTGCGAACTGCCCAGTTAGAACAACCGAGCAGCCGCGCAGGTCACCGCTAAACGTTTTCGGGAAGTGAAGCGTCAGAGCGACGGTCACGCCGTCAGGCCGCGAAGCTTCGAGGTCGGCAGTGGCACCAGGCGCAATAAGCACGTTGTCCACGATCTGCTCGGTAGGCTCACCGTAAACAGGCTCACCGAATCTGTCAGTGCTTGCGACGGCAGGCGTGAGAACAGTTACCGAGCGCCCCTTAATCATCGTGCTCACCCTTCATCATCGGGCGAATGGTGCCGATGTAGCTTGTCGAAATGCCCAGCAGCCGCTTTTCAAGCTTCGTGAGGTACATATCACCGCTTGGATTGCTGTAGCTGAACGATTGCGTATATGGGCCAGCCGTCATTGAAGTCTGCGAAACTCCGAAAGTATCAGCAGCCGTGGCGCTCATGGCTCTAATAACCATGTCGCAGCAGACCATCTTCAATAGCTCTGATTGCTCATAGTCGGAGCTGTCCACCTTCACAAGCGCCGAGAGCATCGCGGACGCATCACCGAGAAGCACATTTGCGCGTGCTTCTTCTTCGGTGGACAGTTCGCGCCAGCGCGATTCGAGGTCTGAAACGTCCGCGAATGCCATTATTGCTCCTTCTTCGTGGTGCGTTTTCTTGTGGGTTTCTTGACTTCGACGGGTTTAAAGCCGCGCTCGATGAACTCGGCTGCTTTCTCGTCGCTAACGTCAATGAGAGTCCCAGTTATTGGTGTTCGCAGCTTCATGACTACGAAGTAGCGCCGGAGACGGTGCCAGTCAGCTTGACGAACGCATCATCGTCGGCAACGACGAAGCCAAGTTCAGCTTCGACGCGAACCGCGAACATGTTGCGCTGCCAGAGGTTAATCTGGTTGGTGCCGTCGTTGACGGTGGCCTGGTCGCTGATGGCGATGTTGATGCCGTCAACGATGCCGTAACGAGCCTGCGACCAATCGCCAGCGAAAGCGAGAGTCGCGGGAGAACCAGCGACGTAAGCCTGCTTCGCCTTAACGACGTTAGCGCCGAGAATACGACCGACGTTATCGCCAGTAGCAATGTCGGACAGGAACAGCGGACGGCCCTGGCCATCGACAGCGCCGAGGAATGCGGCCTGCGCCTGCGCAGAAGCGGCGATGCCAGTCAGATCATAGCCGTCAGCGCCGAGCGTCTCAATAACGCCGACGAGCTTCTGGTAGACGTTGCCCTGCGCGTCAGCGTCGATGCTGACAGCCGTGGAGTTGGTAAGAACGTCAAAACCAGTGCCGGGAGCGGAACCCTGGAACACGGTATAGTCGAACTTCTTAGCGATAGCGGCAGGCAAGCGGCGAACCAGCTCGGCGTAAAGAGCGGGAAGGTCACGACGGAACTCGTCGGAGAAGCACTCGATGACGGCCAGCTTGTATGGCACCATCGTCTTGAGCGAGTAGGTGGCCTTGCTGACGTGCTTCTCGGTGGACTCTGCAATCCAGTCAGCCGAAACATCGCCAGTGATGACGGGCATTGCCTGACCGCGACCAGGAAGGTTCACGCGCTGCGCGAGCTGCATGATGGCGGACTCGTCAACGGCCTTTGCCCAAACTTCTTGCGAAAGCTCGACGGGCAGGGTAATGGAGTTAGAAGCGCGATTTTCATCAATTGGAGTGGTGGAGTAAGCCATGTTATTTCTCCTTGCTAGAAGAGGTCACTAACCGCGTCAGCGAACAAGTCCCCATGCGACCTAGCGCCATCGGAGTTGCCGCGTATGATTCGTGACCTGGTTGCTGATGCAGCCGCCGAAACGTGCGGTTGCTCTGATTGGTATTTCTTTGCGAAGTCAGACAGTGCTTCGTAATCGGAGCACTTCGTTGCCAGCAGCAGTTCGAAAGAAACGCCAGTCTCGTTCGATACTTGCCGCGCCGCGTCGATGCGTTCTGCTTCTGCCTTGAATGTTGCAAGCTCCGCTTCTGCTTTCTCGGCACGTGCAACGACTTTCTCTTGCTCGGTCATCTGCGCCGCTTTGAGCTGTTCCAGCTCGTCGGCTGCGGACTGGTTGGCTTTTGCTTTCTTCTCCCAGTCGCGCATGTGTTCGCGCATGGACTCGTATTTTGCTTTCCAGTCCGTTTCGGCCTGTTCCGCTTCGACTTCCTGCGCTTCGACTTCCTGCAATTCTTCTGCCATGTCTGGCCCCTTTCGCCCTTTTCGGGCATGAAAAAAGACGGCTTTGCGCCGCCCGTCCAATAAAAAAGCCGCCCATTTCGGACGGCTAGAAAAACGGCATATAGCCGTAGTTCCCTAGATTTGCTGAATGCGCCGCATCAGGTGTCCACATGCAACGCGGGTGTCGGTGTATATCGGCGTGAAGTCGGCTTTGCATTTCTCGCAGAAATACAAGTCCTCCGACAACATGCCGATGTTCTTGTCGTGGTAGTTAACCCAGTCGTACCACGGATAATCGAGACGTTCGAAAACGCTCGTCTTGATGAGCACACAACCCATGCCGCCGCCGTGAATCTGCACAAGGTACTCGCCAGCTTCGCGCATTTCGCGCAGCTCGTCGGCTGTCCATTCAGATTCAAGCGGATAGTTGAACCAAGGCGTGCCATCGTCTTTGAGGTACTTGCAGACGCAAGCCCTGCCCGTGTAAACGTTGTCGGCGTTTCGGTGGGCATAGTAGCCGAGCACAACATCCACGCCATGCGAGAGCAAATTAAGCAATGCGTCTTTCGGTGGCGTAACGTCGTTGTCCACCATGAGCACGTAATCAGCATTCAGCTCAAACGCCTTGTCCACGATCTTGTTACGCGCCGTAGCGCAATCGTGACCGCGGATGAACTCGAACAATGCTTCATGTTCGCCCTTGTCCATGTCCCACAGCGCCTTGAACGTGTCAGGCGTGATGTTCTCGAACGTCGGCACAGCAATGAGCACTCTAGCCATTTCGCAGCTCCATAACGTCATCCCAGTTTAGGCTTCTGTAGTAGCAGACTTCTGGCTCGTTCACCCAGTTGTGGCGCTTAATCCCAGCGTAGTGCTTGATGGTTGGTTTAGGCGCGTTCTTGTCTGTCCACCAACACGAGTTGAAGCGTGGCGGCATCGGTTTTATGCGTCCTTGGCAA